ATTACATCTGCTGTGCCCTGTTTAAATATTTTACTCATCACATCTTCTTCTCCAGGATAAACATCAGCCACAATAGAATCATGAACTGTATTTACAAGTAAACTTTTTACTCCTTTTTCTTTCATAAGTTTGTATATATTTATACAAGCTAGTGGTACAATATCTGCTGTTGCAAAACCTTGTACAGGATAATTTTTTATTTGTGTTCCATATGTAGAGCCACCCCAAGGTGTTCTTTCTGCATACGGAAATGCGTACTCTCTACCTGTTGGCAATTTAATTCTTTTAAATCTAATTGCTTCACTCTGCAATTTTTCATGCCACTCTTTTATATCTTTATACTTTTCTAAAAATTTAGTATAATATCTTTTTTCATCTTCTGTACCAGTAACACCCCCATACAAAGGTTTAAATGTATGTGCTTTTGCATCTTGCCTAGACACACCTATTATATCTGCAGTGTATTGATGTACATCTATTTTATTTTTTATATCTTCCATACCTTGTTTATCTTGTGCAAGATATACTGCAGTTCTAAATTCTAATTGTGCAAAATCTATTTCTAATATACTTCCGTTTTCAAATCTAGATGTAACTACTTTTCTTATTGGAAAAGTTTTACCTCTTGGTTGGTTTTGAAAATTAGGATCACGACTAGATAATCTACCAGTTGCAGTTATAGCTTGCATAAATTTAGGATGTAGAAATCCTTTTTCATTTGTGAAATTTTTTAATCCTTCAACAAATGTATTTAAGTAAGTATCAACTGCATTGTGCCTAACTATTGCATCAATAAATTCTTTAAATTCACCTTCAGCTTCTGCTGCAATTTTATTTAATGTTATTCTATCTGTTCTAAATCCAGACTCTGCTATATCATAGACACTTCTAGGTCTTTGTCTAAACCCTGCAACTTTTGCCATTGGTGTATACACATACCCATCACCATCACAATCAGAACACTTAGTATAATTTTTGTATGGGCTACCATCTTTTTTTATTCTTTTAATAACACCTTTACCTTTACATGCTATACATTGTTCTGCTGTAGTTCTATAAATAGTTTCTGTATTATCACTTACAAGATTTCTAAATTGTAATCTAGAATATTGTGGTCGTCTTTTATTTTTACCTGTGCTTTTATCTATACCAACATTAAATATTTTAGCCCAATGTTTTTTGTCTTTTGGTTTTACAGAATATATTAACCAAGATAATTGTTCTGGACTTGATAAATTTATTTTTGTATCTCCCATTTGTTTGTATACAATCTTATCTATCTTTTGTTTTAGATATGCAAACTCTGCTCTGTATTCTTTTTCTACACTATTCAGTTCTTCTAAATTAATATTAATTCCATTTCTTTCCATGTCAGATAGCACAACTAAAAATTCATTCATCATTTTTAAAGTCATCAATAAACCCTTATTTTTAGCCATTTTTAGGTCATCCATTTGAGAATCAAATAATCTTCTAGTTATCTGTACATCTATCTTACCATACTCTTCTACTACATTTGCAGGTATATTTTGAAATGGTATACCTCTATCTGTCCATTCTTTGATAGCACTATCTTTAGATCCTATCTTTCTTCTACGACAAGACATTTCAAGTGTTAAACTTTTTCTTATACCTCTATTAAGTATATACTCACCTAACATAGTATCGTAAACTCTACCTGTATATTTAAATCCAGATTCTAATAACCACATCAAATCAAATTTAATATTGTGACCAATCAATAAAGTTGTTTTATCTAATATAGATTGTATTTTATGATAGCAACCCTTATCAACTCTTTCACTATGGTTTGTAAAATAGTATTCATCGTTGATACCTACACTAACTAATATATTATCTGGATGAAATGGCGATGGGTCATATCCACCATTTTCTGTTTCTTGCCACGATGTTTCTACGTCTACTGTTGTAATCATTTTCTCTTCTTTCCATCAGTAGGTTGATGACCTAACTCTAATAATATTTTCCAACAAGATCTTGGTTGAAATCCACAACTATCAAATATCTGACAAGCATGGTCTGCACTTTCTGCATTAACATAAAGTGTTACATCTGTAGCTATATTATGAAACAGATAAACTGATTTACCATTTTGTCTTTGTTTTTTCTTATACTTCATATCTACTTATACTCCTTCTAATTGTACACACGGGTTCACCATGATAACCATTTATTTTATTTTTACTTATACATAGTGTTCTTATTTTATTTTCTAAATCACTGTTAGAGTTTCTACCTATACCAATAATTAAATCAGCTTCAGCAGCTTTACCTGTTTTAGAATTTTCCATTTGATCAAATGAAATACTGTTTCTATTATGTGCATCAGCAGATGCTTGTGATATTGCAATTACTGCACAATTTCTACGTTTAGCTATTTCTCTTACACTAGTATAAATCTGTCTTAACTTTTCATCTGTTCTTGCATATGTACCAGTAACATTTATTTTATCTAGCTGGTCTATAACTATAATATCTGGTTTATGTTTTTCACAATGTGCATCTACATCTTCTATTGACCAATCAACTGTATCAAACATATGCAGATTATCTTTTATTTCACTCCAAGATTTTTGTGCAATATCTACTTCTTGCATTATTTCTTCTCTAGTCATACCAGTATAACAAGATATAGCTCTCATCTGTGTTCTTATTGCAGGCTCTTCATTTATAAACGCATGTATCTTTGCACCTTGTTCTGCAAAACCATTTGGTCCTGCACATAGACTAACCCAGAATGCTGTCTTACCTGTTTCTGGTCTAGCAAATGCAATCATTAAATTACCACCACCTATACCACCTATATTTTCTTTTAGTATAGGTATATTAAATTTCCATTTAGTTGTTACATTTAATAAATCTATTACTTCATTTACATTACTTGTAACTGCAGGATTTTTTTCTTCGCTAACATTTTGTTTATGTTTTTCTATCATAGAAACAATTTCATTAAAGTTAGCATCTTTACCATTAAATATTTCCGTAGACTCCACTGCTATTCTCTGTGCTAAATCTCTATCAGATAAGATACGCATAATATCTTTTGCTATCTCTTTGCTTGGCTCTTGTACTTCTTTTATATCTTCTACTAATTCACTAAACTTTTCTTTTGCAGCACGAGTCAACGCAGGATTAAATATAGCAGTATGCAATGAGTATAACTCATCTACCTTTATATCTTCCTCATATTTTTCGTGTGCCTTTTGTATTGTTTCATACAAAGAACTTATATCTCCTGCAAATATAGTGGGAGATAACATACCTTTATGCTGAGTATAAAATTTTTTATTCAACATAAGTCTTATCATTTGTTTTTCTATCATCTTCTATCTGCTGCTTTCTGCCATGCTAATTGTTCTTCTAGTATAGCTGTTATTGCATCTACTTTACTATCATCTCTTTGAGTCCAAGTAGACCTATTACTTTCATAAATGTCATGCTTCCAACTTTTCCAATCATCAAGTATCTCTTGTAACATTTCACTTGTCATAAAACATTCTCCTTATCTGTTCTGTATCATAATATTTAAGGTCATCTTCTAATGGTTTTACTATTACATTTTCAAATCCAGATGATCTTAAATCTTTTGCCATGTCATATGCTTTTGTTGTAGCGTCTCTATCTAAACATATATATAATTTTTTATATGGTTCCAAATGACTCTTGTGTAATGGTTTTAATTTTGTACCCATTATTGCAATACCTGTTAGTATATTTGATACTGCACAAGCTGATGGACAATCCTCTACAATTACAGAGTCTTCGCATTCACCACATTTAAATGGAACATCTTTATTACCATACATATACCATTTAGGAAAATCATTTTTATTTAATGCTCTACCTACTGCACCTACTATTTT